CGCACCCCTATGCGAACCGCCCACCTTTAATCGGGGACTAGCCTTATGCTTCGCGTTCGTCTTCCGCGCGTCGCCGCGCCGGTCTTATCGGGCGGCGGCAGAGCGGCTTCGGGCGCGGCTTCGTCAAAATCCGGCGCGTTGGCGACGGGTTCTGTCCGTCTTAATGCTACAGCCGCCGCAGGCGTCGTTTCACGCGCTACAGTGACGGTCAGCGCGCCGAGCCGCGCTTCCGCTACGGCGTCTTCGCGCGGGGCGGCTGTCGCGGCGTCCAGCGTATCGACAAGAGCCTCGGGTGCGGCGTCTTCGCGCGCCACGGCATCGGCTTCCGGCGCTCTGTCATCCCTCCCGGCGCGCGTCGGTTCCGGCGCCGCTGCAAGCCGAGCCGGCGCTGTCGCGGCGGTCTCTGTCGCTGCGCGCGGGCAAGGGCAGGGCGCGTCGCGCGCTTCTTCGGTCGCATCGGCGGCTGTCTCTTCGAAAGCGTCTGCCGCTGCGGCTACGCGCGCGATCGCTTCGGGCGCGGCGAGCGCAACGCAACGAGCCAGCGGCGCCGCCGTTGCTCGCGCATCGGCTTCGGCGTCCGCGTCGTTATCGTCTTTCCCGGCGCGCACGGCTTCCGGCTCTGCGGTTAGCCGGGCGATCGTCGCCGCCGGCGCTTCGGCCGGGGCTCGGGCGTCGACGACGGCCGGGTCGCGGGCGACGACATCCGTATCCGCATCGGCGCGGTCCTCGGCCACCGTAGCGGCGAGATCACGCGCGGCAGGCGCCGCCGCGGCTTCCGTCGCGCTTCGGGCAACCGGCGCAGCGTCGGCGCGCGCGGCTGCGTCTGCCGCCGGATCAATCTCATCCTTCCCGGCGCGCATCGGTTCTGGGTCCGCGATGGCGCGCGGTAGCGCGGGTGCGCAGGCGTCCGTCGCGATCCGCGCGACCGGACAGGCGACTTCCCGGGCGGCGGGCGCCGCTGCCGGTTCCGCGCGAACGTCGTCGTCGGCGGCGGCTGCATCACGCGCGGTCGGACAGGGCGTCGCGTCTATCCCCGCCCGTGCTTCCGGCGCGGCGGCGGCGCGCTCGAAAGCGACGGCGACCGCTACGCTTTCGGCCGTTCCGACGAGGGTCGCAACCGCATCCGCTGTCGCGCGGGGCGGCGTCGCCGCTGCGGGCTCGGCGGCCATACGCGGTCAGGGAGCGGCGAGGTCGCGCCTGCGGGCGGCCGCCGCGCTCTCGCGGGCGCCGCGAAGGCTTTTCCTTGCGAGCGCCACGCTCGATGAAATCAGACCGCGCGCGACGATGGAGCCATGCGAATGATCCGGGCCAGATTTTACAAGGGTCGCGCCAATGCCTTTCTTCTGAGGCTGACAGTGAACGGCGTCGCTGTCGATCCGGCGTCGGTTCAGAAGCTGCTGTTCAAATGGCCGGCGCGTGGCGCGCGCGCCGCCGGATCGGTTGACTCCGAGCTGCATCCGGCCGCCTTCTCGCGCGAGATCAATGGCTGGCGCATCAATCTCGGCGCGCTTGACCTCGCCGTCGGAGACTACATGATGACGATCGTCGTCTTCGCGCCGGCTTTTCCCGAAGGCATGATTTTTACGCCCGCCGAGCCGGCTTCGATCGAAATCCTGCCGGGCTGACACCTGTCACGGGCGCGCGGGCGCGTCTCGTTTTCCCAAATTGACGGCGAATAAAACGGCCGTCAACAGGGTTTAAACGAGGGGTTTACGCATGCCCGCCACCACACCGAACGTCGGCGTCAGGACCTTCCTCGACCGGGTCGACAAGGTCCCCTTCGTCATCGCCGACATGTCGACGATTGGCGGCGTGTTCACGCCGGGCACGGGCATCGACCGCACGAAGTTTCCGGTCGACACCCCGGTGCATTTCACGACCGACGACGCCGAGATGGTCGCCGCCGCCGGCATGGGCACGCTCAAGCGCACAATCGACGCCTGCACGGCGATGGGCGTCGTCTGCTCGATCGTCGCCGTCGTGCCGGATATTCTGGTTGCCGACACCGATGCGCAGCAAATGACCAAGATGGTTGGCTCCTCGAGCGCGCGCAGCGGCGCATGGGCGCTGCTCGCCGCGCAGGACGAGACCGGCGCGACGCCCGACATTCTGATCGCCCCCGGCTACGCGCATCTGCGCCCGGGCAATACGGCGAATCCGATCGTGACCGCCTATGACGCGATCGCGGAGATGCTGATCACGCCCGTGATCGTCGCCGACGCGCCTTCGGCCAACAAGACGGTCGCGGTGGAGTGGGCGGCGGATTTCGACGAAAGCCTCAATGTGATCTGCTGCGCCCAGGGCGCACGGGTTTCGGAAAACGGCCTGCCGGTCAATCGCGACAGCGCGCCCTTCATCGCCGCGCTGATCGCGAAAACCGACAAGGCGCTGGGCGGGCCCTATTTCTCGCCGGGCAATCAGCCGCTGACCGGCATTCTTGGCCCGACCCGCGCCGTCGCGCTCAACATCTCCGACCCGGACTGCGAAGCCAACTGGCTACTGCAGCGGGGCGTCAACAGCATCGTGCAGCTCAACAAGAACCGCACGGCGCGCTCGGTGAATTCGCCGCAGGGCAAGACCTTCTGGGGCTTCTTCAACACGTCCAGCGATCCGCTCTGGCGGCTCATCAATGTCGTGCGCACGCGCAAGGCGATCCGCGAGGTGATCCCGCGCACGCTGGTCCGCTACATCGGCAAGAATGTCGGCGCGCATCTCGCGGTGACGATCCGCCAGAGCGTGCTCGATTTTCTCGGCGAGCTGGCGGCGCTGCCCGAGCCCGCGATCCTGCCGGGCTATGAGGTGCGCTGGGATCGCGACCTCAACTCCAACGCCGTGCTGCGCGTCGGCGGGCTGGTCTTCAACGCCTATTGGGAAGAAAGCCCCGCGCTGGTCGATCTGCAGCTCTACACCGGCCGCCGCGAGGCGAGCTTCGACATTCTCGCATCGGAAATTCAGGCCGCCATGGCGCAGTACAACGTCCAGGGCGTGCTCGGAGGCTAAGACATGGAAGCGATCGTTCGCGGCGGCAACTGGTATTTCGACGCGCTCAACGCCTGGCGCGTGCTTGACGAAGTCACGCTGCCGGAAATCACCTTCAACACGGCGGACTTCGCGCCCGGCGGCCATCACATGGGCGTTTCGTGGCAGGAGGACCTCGCGCCGCTGAAGGCCTCGATCAAGCTGAAGAGCGACGATCCGCGGGTGCGGGCGCTCTGCGGCAAGCAGCCGGGCGACTATCTCTCGGCCACCTATTACGAGAACCTGCGCTCGTTCCGCGACGGCACGAACAAGGGCCGCATCATCACGATGAAGGGGCTGCTCGTCTCGGTGAAGGCCGAGGCGCGGCGCGGCGTGAAGGCCTCCGGCACCGATTACGAATTCTCGTCGATCGTGCGCTACGAGGACATCGTCGACGGCGTCGTCGTGCATCGCTTCGACCATTTCGCCGGGCCCGGCGCGACCGTCGTCGGCGGCGCGGCGATCTTCGCGGCGATGGCGACAAACCTCGCGATCAGTGGAGGGACGGCGCTGTGACGATGGTTTCTGGTCCGGACGCGGCGCCGATCAAGGCCGATTTCGCGCAGGTGCCGGTTCCGCCCGAGGACGCCGAGGGCGCTCCGGCGACGCCGCCTCCCGCCGCTCCGGCGGCGGTCGAGGCGGTGGCGGCGATCGAATTCCTCGCGCCGGAAGACCAGCCGCGCGAGATCGTCTTTGCGCATCCCTTTCGCTTCGAAGGCCGGGAAATCCGGGGCGCGACGGCGCGCCACATGACGCTCGCCGAAGTGATCCGCGTGTTCGAATCCGCGCCGCGCGACGAGTCCGGCGCGACGACGATGGTGCATTTCTACGCCGCGATGACCGGCCTGCCCGCGCCGGTGATCCGCGCCCTCGCCGCGAGCGACCATGAGGCGCTGGTCGATGCCTGCTTCCCTTTTTTGCCCCGCGCCATCACGGGCGGCTCCTCGAGGTCGACACCGGCCACATAAGGCGGATCGGCCTGCTGGCCTGCCGCTTTCTCAACGAGCCGTGGTCGCGGGTGCTGCGCATGCCATGGCCGGAAATCGTGATCTCGGTGTTCGAGGGGCAGGAAATCGAGGACGCCGACGGCGCCGGGGCGCAGATCCGTCTGCTCGACCGGCTGGCGTCGATGATGGGAGGAGCGGGTGACTGACCTCGACGTCGCGGTAAGGCTGCGCTTTCTGGCGCTGGGCGAAGAAAAGCTCAAGGTGGCGACAAAGGATGTCGCCGCCTTCACCCGCGCGACGCAGGGCCTCTCGACGCAGGCCGGCGCGCGGCTTTCATCCGATCTGACCCGGGCGACGGCCACAACCGTGCGCTTCGGCGGCGCGCTCGACCGCGCCTCGACCGCCGCGACGCGCACGGCCGGCGGGCTTTCGCGCATCGGCCGAGAGGCGCGATCCATCGACGCGACGCGGGCCGCCGTGGACCGGATGACGAAATCGGTCGGCGGCCTCGCGGCGGCGCAGGGCCGCCAGCGCGCGACGGCGGGCGGCGGCGCGGGCGTGGGCGCAGGCGGGATGATCGACCCGGAGACGGCGGCGGGCGGGCTGGCGCTGGCTTTGCGCGGCGTCGCCCCGGCCGCCGGCGCCTATGCGGCGACGCGCACGGCGCGGGCGGCGCTGGGCGCGAGCGTCTCTTTCGAGACCGCCATGGCGGAGGTGAAAAAGAAGGTCAATCTGCCGGAGGGCAAGAGCTGGTCGGAGATCGAGTCCGACATCGGCGCGGTCGCCGTGGCGCTCGGCATGGCGCGCACCGAGATCGCCGCGATTATGGCGCAGGGCGGACAGGGCAATGTGCCCTATGAGCAGCTGCGCGGCTTCGCGGAGCTTTCCGCCAAGGTGGCCGCCGCCTGGGATATTCCCGCCCAGGACGCCGCGAAGATGATGACCGAGGTGCGCGGCGCGACCCGCTGGGGCAACGCCGAACTGGCGATCTTCGCCGAGAAGGTGAATTACCTCGGCGACATCTCGGCCGCCGCCGAAAAGGACATCGGCAAGATGTGGCAGAAGTCCGGCGAGGCCGCGAAGGCCGCCGGCGTCAATTACGACGAAGCGATGGTTGCGCTGACGGCGCTGCGCAGCGTCGGGATGGAGGACGACGTGGCCTCGCGTTTCTTCGGGGCTTTCGCCGGCCGGCTGCGCAACCCGGACGCCATGGGCAAGAAAGGCGCGGCCGCCCTCGCCGAACTGGGCCTGACGCCGAAGGGCGTTGCGCGCGGCATGGCGAAGGACGCCATGGGCACGATGATCGACTTGCTGGAGCGGCTGGCGAAGGCGAGAAACCAGGTGGCGATCGCCAATGCGATCGGCGGCGGCGAATGGTTCGACGAGATTTTACGCTTCGCCGGCGCTTTGCCCGAGCTGACGCGGTTGCGCGACGCCCTCGCCGATTCCTCGAAATGGCGCGGCTCGCTCGACAAGAGCCTCGCGATTTCGCTCGATACGACCGAGAAGAAATTCGAGCGCGTGAAGGTGATCGTCGAGGAGATCGGCGCGAGCCTGACGCGCTGGTCGCTGGACCCGATCAAGCAGCAGCTCGACGGGCTGATCGAGCGCTTCACAAAGGCGCAGGCGACGGCGCGGGACACCGGCTTTCTCGCCGCGCCAGGCGGCGGACCGATCGAAAAGGCGAAGCCGGCGACGCCGGTGCCTTTCGGCGAGAAGAACCGCGAGCTTTTCCTGCGGCCGAAATCCTCATCTGCGGCGCCGGCCGGCAAGCCGCTGGCCTATGCCGATTCCGCGACGCCCGTGACCGGCGACGCGCTGGGCCGGTCGCGCGAGGCTATCGCCGCGATCGAAAGCGCCGGCAGCGGCGGCTATGCGGCCGTCGGGCCGCGCACGAAACGCGGCGATCGCGCCTATGGCCGCTACCAGATGATGGGCCGCAACATCGGGCAATGGTCGCAGGCGGCGCTGGGCCGGCGGCTCTCGGTGGCGGAGTTCATGGCCGATCGCAAGGCGCAGGACGCCATCTTCGATCATCAATTCGGCTCCGCCATCAAAAAATACGGCAACGCCGGCGACGCGGCCTCGGTCTGGTTCACGGGCAAGCCGCTGGCGCAGGGCGCGAACCGGCGCGACGTGCTCGGCACTTCCGGCTCCGGCTATGTGCGGAAGTTTTTGCGGCATTTCGTGTCGCCGACGCTGTCGGGCGAAAAGCCCGCGACCGGCGGCGCGACGCCGGCCGGCGGGCCCGCGCCCGCGACGCCGGGCAGGCAATCGCGCATCGGCGGCGTGCATATCGGCCGGCTCGACATTCACGGCGTGAAGGATATTCACGCCCTTCACCGGCACCTCGCCGCGCTCCACGCGCGCTCGCTGCGCGGATCGCGCGACGGCGCCCTGCACGATATCGCCTGATGGCCGCCGCGCCCATCGCCCTCATCGGCGGCGCTGTCGTCGACGTGCTCGGCATCAGCCCGGTGGCCTTCGGCGAAAGCATCGAGGCCAACTGGGCGAAACATGCCGTCTTCGACAGCGAAATGGTGTTCCAGCCGGCTTCCGGCGGCGAACATGTCGAGACGCTGAACCTCGCCTGTCGGCCGCACGTCTATGGCGGGCTGGAAAATTACCGGCTGTTGCAGACGCTCTGCCGCACCCGCGCCAGCGTCCCCTTTATCCGCATGTCCGGGCTGGTGGGCTCCTATTTCGGGCTTGTCGCCGTCCAGCGGGTCTCGCGCGAGGAAAGCCGCTTCGCGCCCGACGGCGCGGGCTGGCGCTGGGAGTTCTCGGCGGAGCTGATCTATCTCGGGCTCAATATCGGAGGCGGTTTTTGAAGATCCGCGTCGCCGAGCCGCTGCGGCTCGATATCCTCGCGAAGGAAACGATGGGCACGGAGCGCGACGGGGCGCTGGAGGCGCTGCTCGCCGCGAACCCGGGCATGGCCGCGCGCGGGCCTTACCTCGTCGCGCCGGCCGACGTGGAAATCCCGGCGACGCCGGAGCCGCCGCCGCGCGCGGTCGTCAGCCCATGGGACTGAGATGATCCGGCGACCGATCCTGCAGATCATCAACGGGCGCGGCGTGAACATTCTGCCGGGCCTCGGCGGCAAATGGCAGGCCTGCAAGGTGACGGAGCACGCCGGGCAGGAAAGCGACACGGCCGAACTCACCTGCGTCAATCTGGGCGTGCTGCCGCGTCGCGGCGACAGTTTCACGATCCTCGGCGGCTGGGCCGATGAAGGGCCGGTCGATCAGGGGCGGTTCAGCGTCCAGAAAATCAATTTCAGCGGCCAGGCCGGGGGCGACGGCGACGTGATCCGTATCGAGCTGCGGGCGGCCGATTACGTCGACAAGCTGAAGGGGCACGCGTCGAAACATTACGACGACAAGACCTATGGCGACATCGTCGAGGATATCGCGAAACAGGTCGGCCTCGACGCGCAGGTCGACAAAGAGGTCGCAAAAATCAAAATCCCCTACTGCCTGCGCTGGGACCAGAGCCATATCGATTTCCTGACGAAGCTTTCCGAAGAGGTGGGCGCGATCTGCAAGCCGGCCGGCGGCAAGCTGATCGCCGTGAAGCGCGGCGGCGGGCGCAGCGCCTCGGGCCGCACGCTGACGCCGATCCGGATCACGCGCGGCGTCACCATGAGCTATGACCTCGAATTCGAGCCGAGGCCGCAGGTCGAGGCGATCGGCGCGCCGTGGCACGACGAGAAAAAAGGCGCGCGCAAGATCGCCCGCCATCGCACGCAACGGAAGGGGCCGCTTTACGTGCTGCCGCATCCCTATCGCTCGGAGGACGAAGCGAAGGCGGCGGCCGAGGCCGAGGCCTATGAGCGCGCCAACGCCACGGCGACGGGCGATTTTCGCTGCCTCGGCATGCCGCAGGCGCATGCGGAGGCGCCCGTGGAGGTTTCTGGCTTCGGCGTTGGAATGGACGGCCGCTACAAGGCCGAGAGCGTCGAGAAAGTCTGGGACTCGCACGAAGGGTTCATCACGCTGATCGGCGTGAAGGCCGGCGACGAGCCGAAAGGGGAGAGCGAGTGACCCGTGAGTGGCGGGGCCGGGTCTCCCCGAACGCGGTCGAGCCAGCCAGCCTGTCCGCGCAGCGCCTCAACCGATAACGCTCCCCGCCATCGGCGAGGATGCTGGATCGGGCTTAAGAAATGCTTGAAGACGCCGAATTTCGAACCGTGCAACCTGTCTCGCCGGCCGCCGGCTGGATCGGAGGCAAGAAACAGCTTTCGGCGCGCCTCTGCGCCATGATCGAGTCGACGCCGCACCGGGTTTACGCCGAGCCATTCGTCGGGATGGGCGGGGTCTTTTTCCGTCGTCGGCTGGCGGCGAAGGTCGAGACCGTGAACGACGCCGACCGCGACGTGGTCACCTTCTTCCGGATCCTGCAGCGGCACTTTCCGCAGTTCATGGACACGCTGAAATGGCAGGTCGCGAGCCGCGCGGAATTCGAGCGCCTCGCCGCGCAGCCGCCCGAGCTGCTGACTGATCTCGAGCGGGCCGCGCGGTTCCTGTATCTGCAGAAACTCGCCTTCGGCGGAAAGGTGCGTGGCGCGACCTTCGGGATTGATACGCACGGCCCCGCGCGCTTCGATCTCACGCGCCTCACCTCGATCCTCGAGTCCGTCCACGAGCGCCTCGGCGGCGTCACGATCGAGTGCCTCGACTGGCGGGCGTTCATCGCGCGCTGGGACCGGCCGGAGACGCTGTTCTATGTCGACCCGCCCTATCACGGGACCGAGGGCTACTATCGGGCTGCTTTCCCAAGGGCCGATCATGAGGCTTTAAGCGGGCTTTTAGGCGGCCTTAAAGGGCGCTTTATCCTGACCATGAACGACAGCCCGGAGACGCGCGCGATCTATGGCGGGATCGGGAAAGTGGCGCGGGCGGAGCTGACCTATACGGCCGGCGGCGGCGCATCGGCGCGACGCGCAGGAGAGATCATCGTCTGCGGGCCGCCAAGACGCTGGCCAGAGCCCGGATGAGGCCCCGGGGCTATCTCATCTGATCTGTCGCGAATACGCATTTGATTTGTCGCGCTACATATGCGCCGCCCCGGATCGGGGCGCCGTTCAGTCTTCGTCGATCTTCTGGCCGATGATGGCGATCGCCTGCTCATAGACGGAGGCGGCGTTCCACGCCTGGATCGCCGCAAAATTGGCCTCTCCGGGCTGGTAGCCCGCGCCCGCGCGCCAGCCGTGCGCGCGCAGGAAATTGGCCGTGGACATCA